GTCGGCGGTATTTCTCGTTTACCCGTTTGGTCAGGGTTCTTTCTCTGATGGTATGCCACTCGGCATCAGCGGTACGTTCAACTACATGCTGGTTTTCCAAGCTGAACATAATATCCTTATGCACCCTTTCCATATGTTGGGAGTTGCTGGCGTCTTCGGTGGCGCTTTGTTTAGTGCTATGCATGGTAGTCTGGTTACTTCTTCGCTCATCCGGGAGACGACTGAAGAGGTCTCACAGAACTATGGTTATAAATTTGGTCAGGAAGAAGAGACCTACAACATCGTCGCTGCCCATGGATACTTTGGACGATTGATTTTCCAGTATGCATCTTTTAACAATTCTCGATCGCTGCATTTCTTCCTTGCAGCATGGCCCGTCGTTGGAATCTGGTTTGCCGCCCTCGGCGTCAGCACCATGGCTTTCAACCTCAACGGGTTTAACTTCAATCAATCCATTACTGAGAGCCAAGGTCATGTGGTAAACACATGGGCTGATATTCTCAACCGTGCTAACCTCGGTTTTGAGGTGATGCACGAGCGTAATGCTCACAACTTCCCCCTGGACTTGGCAGCTGCTAACACAACTCCTGTTGCACTACAAGCTCCAGCAATCGGTTAATTTATCTAGTACGTTCATCCTTCGGGACGCATATTAACCACGCATGGAACGGGGCGTGGGTTTACTAGGTACTTATTATGTCTCTTAATCTCATTCGTTTCCTCCAAGGTCAGCGTAAGCGTGCTCAACGTTATCACACTGACTCGCTTCGCTACCGTGGTGTAGTGTATAAAGAGATCGACTGATGGTGTAGGAGGGGTTCGACTCCCCTCCCAGTCATTGGTTAGAGCCGGTACGCCGATACCTCTAGCCGTCTAGACGGTGGGAATAGACCACAAAAAATTTTCAAACGTTTGAAGTCTGTTTAATACTTTTTTACTTTAATTAAAATGGCTTTTCAATCTTCTGCGAACCCTGCGGGTCTTACCCGTGTGGGTCAGAATAACGGCACGGGTGATGCCCGCGCCTTGTACCTTAAATTGTTCTCAGGTGAGATGTTTAAGGGCTTCCAGAATAACACGATCGCTCGTGATCTGGTAATGCGTCGTACTCTGACTAACGGTAAGTCTCTTCAGTTTATCTACACTGGACGTACCACGGCTGAGTACCATACTCCTGGAAACAGCATTCTGGGTGATACCGTCGGTCGTCCGCCGGTGGCCGAGAAGACCATCACCGTTGATGATCTGCTGATCTCCAGTGCTTTCTTGTATGATCTCGATGAGGTTCTGTCGCATTATGATATGCGTTCTGAGATCTCTCGTAAGATCGGTTATGCTCTGGCTGAGAAGTATGACCGTCTGATCTTCCGCGCTATCGCTAAAGGTGCACGTCAAGCTTCTCCTGTCCAATCCGTTGGTTCTGGTAATGACCTGGTGAGCATGGAAGAACCCGGTGGTACTCAGGTCCAAGTCGGTAGTGGTACCGGTGCTCTCGAGGATGCTTTCGATGCTGCTAAGCTCGTGACTGCTTTCTATGATGCCGCTGCTGCCCTCGATGAGAAGGGTGTCAGCCAGGACGGGCGTGTGGGGGTCCTTAACCCACGTCAGTACTACTCCTTGATCCAACAGGTTGGTGATAACGGACTCGTGAATCGTGACGTTCAGGGTCAGTCCCTGCAGTCCGGTAACGGTGTTATCGAGATCGCCGGGATTAAAATTTTCAAGAGCATGAATATCCCATTCCTGGGCAACTACGGCGTTAAGTACTCTGCTGATGGCGCTACTCTGCCTAAGACTCCTGGCAACACTGGTGATTTCGTTGGTAGCGACACTGAACTGGAAGACGGTCGTCCTAGTGTTACCGGTATTAACAATCACTATGGTAACGTTGACCACTTCGATACTTCCTGCGGTTTGATCTTCCAACGTGAAGCTGCTGGTTGTGTGGAAGCTATCGCCCCTCAGGTGCAAGTCACCAGCGGCGATGTGTCCACCATCTACCAGGGTGATGTAATCTTGGGTCGTCTCGCCATGGGCGCTGACTTCCTGAACCCTGCTTGTGCGGTTGAGCTGCACGCCACTAGCACCGCTGGTACTAAATTCGGTGCTGACTATCCGGGTAACACTACTGGTACCTGATAGTTTTAATTATACGGGAGCCTCTTCGGGGGCTCCTTTTTTTTAATTCTTTATTGAGAATAATACTCATTATCAATTATGCCTTACCTATCTACTGGCTCCACTGAGCTTAAAGCCGTTAATCAGATCCTGGCGTCAGTTGGTCAGGCTCCTGTAACCACGTTGACAACCGAAGAAACACTTGTACTTAGTGAAGTAACTAGATTTACTGGTTACATCAGTGGTACAACTCTTTATACAAAGAAGAGTGATTTGTCACAAGGATCATATCTGAGTGGTGCTGGTGTTGAAGACAACGCTTCTATTGCTACAGCACGTACAACCTTTGCTCCTAGTGCTAGTTGTTCCGGTACTACCCTGACTTCTAGTTCTGCTTTTATTCCTAAAGGTGTAAAGATTTCTAGTAGCACTATTACAACACCTATTGAAGTGACCAGCGGTCCTACTGCAAGTGGTAGTAATTTTACATATACTGTAAGTGCTTCTACAACTGCTAATTCTGCTACACTTACTCTTGATCCTATTTATTACAACCACACTCTAAACATTAATCACTCTACTGCTGTAGGTAATACAGTTACGCAAGCTGATTTAACTGAGGGTAGTGTTTCAAAAAGAGTTGAAACTCAAACCAACCCGGACGTTGCGATTGCACTCAACACCCTGAGGGAAGTCTCACGTGAAGTACAGGCTGAAGGATGGACATATAATACTGAATTTGATTATAAAATTACACCTGATTCTAATGATGAAATCAGGATTGCAGACGATGTTCTGCAGATGGATCTGAACCAAGGTTACACTGAGAACATTGAAAAGGATGCTATCTTCCGTGGAGGTAAGCTGTACGACAAAAAGGCACATAGTTACAAGTGGACAGCAGAGACTGTCTATGTAGATATTGTGTGGTACTTTGATTGGGAAAGTATCCCTGCACCGATCCAGGCATACATCGTCGCACGTGCTGCAGCTATTGTGTCTAGTCGCATTATTGGTGACGCCAATCAATACCAAATTTTACAACAGAAAGAATTGGTTACACGTTCCCAAGCTATGGAGTATGAGTGCAACCAAGGTGATTATACTTTCTTTGGATCACCTAGTCACGGTAATTTCTACCGACCATATAAACCGTTCCATACCCTACAACGCTAATGGCAGCAGTAACTCAGACAATTCCTAATTTTCTTGGTGGTGTATCCCGCCAGAATGATGATAAAAAACTAATCAATCAGGTTACTGAGTGCGTTAATGGGTACCCTGATCCTACCTACGGTCTTCTTAAGAGACCTGGTATGGAGCATGTTAACGTACTAAAAAAATCAAACGGTGATCCATTTACTAAATCAGAACTAGATGGAGCTGCTTGGTTCTTTATCGATCGTGATGACGCAGGTTCGTATATTGGTGCAATCAAAGGTACCAACATTTATGTATGGACAAAAGATAACGGTACGTGGTGTACTGTAACTAACAACGGTGCTTCTTATTTAACAGGAACTAAGCAGTCTGATTACCACTTCCGTAGTGTGCAGGACGTTACAGTTATCACTAACAAGACAGTAACTACTGCAATGCAGTCAGCTGGTACGTATGTTCCTAAGTCTGTAGCTACAATTAAACTGGCATCCTTGACAGCAGATAACTATTCTGTTACTATTCAAGGTGTTGAGATGGCTGTTGAAGCACAAAGTACAACAACATATGATGAGTTTCTTGTCTATGATGGTAGTAGTGTAAATACAAATCACCATTTAATTGATAAGATAGTATCTACAATTCAGGCACAGCAATCTTCCGATCCAACTGGTGATTTTAGTGGTGTGTGGTCGTTGGAGGCATATGCTAATAGCCTTGTAATTAAACGTACATCTGGTACTAATGATGTAGTTACAAATTACACTGCACCTACTGGTACTGCAACTGCGTTTAGTATTGAAGGTAAGGGTGGTACTGCTAACCTATCTCTCGAAGTATTTCAGGATAGTGTATCAAATGCCAACGATCTACCAGCAGAATCTTTTGATGGTCATCATGTAAAAATTAACAACACCAGTTTTGCGGATGATGATTATTATCTAGAGTATGTAGCACTTAACGACCCAGCTTCTGGTAAAGTAAAACGTGGTAAAGGTTATTGGAAAGAGGCACTTGCTAGGGATGTATCTCCTGGGCTTGATGCTTCTACTATGCCTTATCAGTTAGAAAACACAGGAGCTACTTCATTTACCTTTAAACAGATTCCTTGGACGGCAAGGCAGGTTGGTGATGATAACACCAATCCTAAACCTTCGTTTATTGGTTACCCTATTACAGCAACCTTCTTTTATAATAATAGGTTTGGTGCTCTCTCAGAAGATAACATCTTCTTTGGTACCGCTAATGATTCTTTTAACTTCTTTGTTAAATCTGCATTAACGCAAGTAGATTCTGATCCTATTGATCTTAATGTAGCTAGTGTTAGACCTGTTGTCTTGACTGATGTACTACCTTCTCCACAAGGTCTCATGCTGTTTAGTGCTAGACAACAGTTCCAAGTGTACTCTGCTAGTGCCACTACGTTAACACCTTCGACAACTGTTATCAGGGCTATCTCTAATTATGAGATGGACGCAAGTATTCCTCCTGTAGATGTTGGTACTACAGCAGCCTTTGTTAATGCAGTACCTGGCTACGCTAAACTGTTCACTATGCAGCTTCGGGAAATTGAACAAAGTCCCCTTGTAGTTGACATCAGTAAAACAGTATTAGAATGGATCCCTGATACTATTGATAGTCTATCCGTTAGTCCCCAGAACTCTGTCATTATGATGGCAGATAGGTCTTCGTCTTATATCTACCTCTACAGGTTTTACAACAACGGCGAGCAAGATCTTTTCCAAGCGTGGGTTAAGTGGCAACTACCTACTACCATTCAGGCTGTAGACATTATCGATGATGATGTTGTTATTGTATCTCAACATGAAGACCAGTACACTATTGGTAAGGTGGTGCTTGACCAGATCCCTACAGGAGACGTTGTAGCAACGACAGCTAGCATGACAGGTAATCCATGCCTAGACATGGCTACACGCCCTGTCAGCCCTGGTGGAGGCACTGCAGCAGTGGTGTATGACCTGGATAATGATGTTTCTAAAATCTATGTACCTTATACACCTATTGATGGTAAGCAAGCTGTTATGCTGCTAAGTGTTCCTCAAGCAGATGTAGGTACAGATTCAGCAGTTGATGCTGATGCTGGTTATTATGCTACAGCAGAGGAGCGGACTGAACCAGGTACAGGTAATCGTTATTTTGAAGTTAAAGGTAACTTTACTGACTATGCTGATGGTATTATTGTAGGTTATGGTTACGACTTTGAAGTAACTCTACCTAAGTTCTACTATCGTCCTGATCAGAATGTAACAGATTTTACCGCTGCTCTAACTGTTTCCAGAGTTAAATTTTCTGTAGGACGTACTGGTGCTATCTGCTTCAAGGTGAAAGCAGATGGATCTAATGAATGGAAAAATGTAGAGCACACAACTGATGGTGATTATTATAATGCTGATAGTAATCCTGTAAAAGATGAAAGGCAGTTTATCGTACCCATCCATCAACGTAATACTAATTTTGAATTAAAAGTGACAAGTGATTTTCCATACCCTGTATCATTGGTGTCAATGATGTGGGAAGGTATCTACTCCCCACGATTCTATAGGAGGGCTTAATGAGTTTTTTTAGTGGCCTTTTTGGTGGCGCTGATAAGCGCAATGAAAATGCAAAGAAAAACGAGAAAGGGTTGCGAAAACACCAGAGAAGGATTCGTGACCTTACGAATGAGCACAACGACAAGTTAGATGCTGCTGATATAGTTAACTATAGAAGAACATCTAACTTTACTCATAACTCTAATCTGCAAAATTGGGAACGCAGTAAAGAGATTCAAGATTTTCAATATCTATCTCAACTACAGCAGTACATAAAAAGCAATGCCATCGGCAATAAACAGCTTGGTTTAAACGCTCAAGCCATGTCCCGAGCTGTTAGTGAAGAACAAGATATTCTTAAAGAAGCTTTTATTGAGCAACAGTTTCAACACGAAGCTTCGATGTCTGATCTTAAAGAAGCATACGCTCAAGGTATGTTTGACAGACGAGAGCAGCAAGTTAAACTAGCCGGAATTCGTAGCCAAAAACAGTTTGGCATGGCAAGCCTGATGAATGAATTAGATCAACAGGAAACTCAAAATGCCTTGCAAAAGGAATCTGCTATGGTAGATAGCCTGGTTAGTGAAGGTACAGCTCAACTTGGTCAAGCTGGTAAATCAACAGCTAAAGGTGTTCAGGCTAATAAGGCAGCTTTACAACGTGGACTTATGGCACTTGACGTTGAAATGTCAGGTCGGCGTTTGTCTGCTAATCTACAGATGGCTGAATTACAGGCTGATGCTTCTCTTGCTGAAATGAGTGCTGGTATTAATTTAGAGCGTATTGACCGTTCTATTTCAAATGCTGAAGCAGAGGCTGAGTCAAACATAAAAGCTCTTCGTGCAAACATGAAGAGTAAGATTAGGGAAGCTAAGCGTAACGTAAAACAGATTAGTTTAGAACGTAAGTTCTCTGATGTAAATACCAAGGCAGGTATGATGATCTTCCCTGAGCGTTTGGATTATGATCCAAAACCCAGGAAACCGCCTGAGCGTATCTTTGTTGAGCGGGCAAAGGTTCATGCTGGTTTTGTACCTAATGCAGATCAAGAAAACCTATTTTCTGCAGCACTTGACACGACTGGGCAAATTGTTAGTATTGCTGCTACTGCTGTTACCGGAATCAACGCGGTTGGAGATGCTGGTGGTCTTGGTAATATGTTTAAGAACTTTGGCGGTGGTGGAACAACACCAACAACACTAACGGCACCGACATCAAACCTAAGTTCAAATTTGATGTCAGGTAACACTTTAGGTCAATCTTCAAGTATTAGTTAAACTATGGCACGTATCCAATATCAACCCGCTGCACGCAGACGGGGATTTGCTCCACCAAAACTAAGTACAGCGGCTATTGACCGGATGCGTGATGAAAGCAACCGGTTGATCCAAGGTATGGAACGGCGTCGTCGTGCAGAACGTGAGCAGGATCAACGAGACCTGCAAGCTATGCAAGACAACGCTGCATATACCAGACAGATTCAAGAAGAAAATTTTAAAATCCGTCTGTACAACGAGGAACAACGGGGGAAAAAGGAGCTAGATCAGATTGCATCTCAAGGCAGGCAAGAACAAGAACCGTTTGAGATTTTTGAAGGTCTAGCGAAATTCAGCGGTACACTATCTAAAGCTATCTCTGAAGAAGCGAATCGTCAGACTAAGCGTAACATTGCTGCTGCACAAGTTGAAGATCTTGGGGTTGACAAACTTGTAGCTCAAGCTGAAGCACGCAGAGCACAGACAGATGGTAGCATCATATTGAATGCTAACATCCGTGAAGATGCAGCGCTTAGTAATGAAGACCCGCTTCAAACTATTACTAACCATGTTTCTAACCCTGCAATTGTAGGTGCTGCTCGTCAGGTTTATGATAACCGGCGGGCACTTGCTCTTTATAATACACTGCTTGATAAGTACTCTTCTGGTACTGAGCGGTCTTTTACGGCACTTGATGGTAGTCAATTCTCAGGAATTGAGGCATCACGTAATACTGAGTTAACTGATCAGCTGCATCGTCTTGTTAAAGAAGACATGATGATTGCAATGGGTAATCCAAACCCAGCATATCTTGCTGATGCTTTTAAAACTATTGAAGGCGGTAACGCAGCTCGGATGAATAACGTCAGAGCTAGACAGTATAAAGACGTTCAGGAAGAAGCTAAAGAACAGGTCAGCACACTTTATTTTAGTGGTGATGCTGAGAACGTTATGAAGGCTTATGATTTGAACTGGAGTGTTTTCGGTAGATCTGCAGCAATTGATGAGCATGTTAAACAGATCTCAACCGCAACGGATGACGACAAACTTGATGTGCTTTTGTCGATGGATTTTAAAGGTAATGGTAAAACATTTGCTGAAGACCGTCCTGACCGTGTTGTTCCTGCATTGGCTGAGCGTGATAAGCTTCTCAGGAAACAAGCTGAACTTGAAGATGAGCTTAATAAAGCCCAACTTGATGAACTCATTGATAACAACATAGATGGAATCTACAATGATTTTCAGCGAGCACCTGATGAAACTTACGCTTTGTGGGTAGAAAAATCTGCTTCAAACTTTGGTCAAACTGTACCTTCTATTATTACTGGAATGT